TATCAGCTTATTAACATCAGTAACAGCTTTACGCATTGTAACGTGGTTAATAGCCTCTGTGATAGCATTAGGAATTACATCAAAATCAAGCAATAATGATTTATCCTTAACCACATCTAAACGTGGTTTAGTCGCACTCATGCCTGTTCCCCAAACCGCATTACTACTTACCATAGTTTTTGCAATATCTTCAACTTGGTTATCACTTACGGATGCATTTACTTTAGGGTTATACACGATTGGGAAATATTGACCCTCAATGTTTCTACCGCCAATAGAGAATGTTAAACCCTCTACTTTCTTTAATGGGTTTCCGTAAAGTTCCTCTTGTACCTTACTACGCTCATCAAAGAATGAATTGATATGATCCCATGTACGAATTACAAATTCCCAGTCCTTATCAGTCATGTGTTCTTGGAATGCACGTTCAACTTCAACCTCATTTGCTTTTGTGGTTTCCATTACACGTTGTCTATTGCTTTCAGTACCCCAGTTAAGAGCAATCATGATAAGTTGCTCTTTTGTTAAGCCGTATAACTCACCAACTGTATACAAATGGTCATTTCGCATATCAAATAGTTCACGCTTGGAATATATTCCTACATCATTAGCCAATCTACGCATTGATGCTTCCTTACGTTCATTGAACGCTTGCGTTGCTCGGTTGATTGGGTCATAGATGTATTTAACCGCAAAGCCATTTTTACCGCCGCCCATTCTACGTAAGAATATTTCAACTTTAAGTAATGCTAGATGAAAACTATATAGCTTACCACTTACTGCATCCATCTTAGTTTGATTGTTGAGTTTGTTGAATACATCGCCACTTTCTTTACCAAATGTTTCTGTAGCCTCAGCAATGATTTCTTGTACTGCATTTTCAAATGATACGCTTTCACCCTTATCATTCAAGATGGTTGTACCCTCATACTCGTTTCTGCCATTCTTATACATACCAGTCATGAGTTCTTCTAGTGTTTCTAGTTCATTCATGGTGATAGAACGGAACGGTTTAGGTGTTTTAGAGTAGAACATCTCAACTATCCAAGGTTCTAATTGAACCATAGATTGTTGATTTAGAATACCAACATCAGGATCTAGTGCAGCTAATACTGTATTCATATCAAAACCATCAACAGGCGGTAAACCATCGTACTTAGTTAAACCCATTTGGTATGCCATGTGGCTATAGAAATAACGCATATTAGGTTCAATAGCAATAGGGTTCTTAGGTCTGGCCATTCGTTGCAACTGTTGTTTCAATTTCAATCGTAACTTCTTGGACTTTTCAAAGTTTTCAAACGCTACTCTTGCCCTTGCTTGTTGTAGCATCTGTTCACGTTTGAACCCAAGTGCCTTATCAACATCACCAATTGCCAATGCTCTATCCGCTTTCTTGCCAGCAGTTACCGCTTTATTCTGATACGTTTTAAACTGAATAGCATTAGATATAGGTAACTCACCTAATTCTTTTCTTGCTCGGTTCATGTAATCGGAAATAGTACCAAGTCCAGCACCACGAATAGAACGAACATTATTGATGCGATTATTCAGCATATACTGTAAACGTTTGATACGTTCTTCTGCTTTTTCTAACTGTTTTGTAGTATCAGATAAAGCAGCATCTACTTTTTTCTTATCAGCTTTCAACTCATCGTACTTAGTAGGTTTAACCTCTTTTTCGATTTCACTTAATTCTGTATCAATAGTTTCTGCGTTAGGGTCTAGTTTACGAATACGTTCCAACAATTCCCAGTTCTTCGCCAATTCACGATTAGTAGACTTTTGAATAATCTTACTTTCCTCTTCGGTGAGTTTCATTTGACCTTGGGTACTAAGCAAGATTTCTTCTGCTATTTGCTCATTGGTTTTGCCTGCATTGTTATCACGCATAAACTCTGCTTTCGCATTGTCCATTTCTTGATTGATAGCATCGTTAAATGTAGCACCAGTTTGTTCTACTTCCGCTTTCTCTAACTCTTCAATAGAATTGTATTGTGTTTTTTCAAAAGCACTCTCACCTAATGCGTTGTATCGTTGATGGTCTTTGTAGATAGGATATTGCTCAATCAATCGTTTTTCGATTTCGACTTGTATTGCATCTTTTTCTTCATCCCATTCCTTGATAGGTCTGTTATCAAGTTCTTTCATGAGTTTTCGCATCACACGTTCTTTTGCTTTCTCTTTTACATCTGCAATGTAGGACTGCATACGTGCTTGGTCTTGCTCGGATAGTTGCTTATAGAGTTCGGTTTTCTCAAACTGTTCTAATTGTTGTTGCTCTGCGTATGCCTCTATATCCTCTTGGGTTGCGATCATACGTGCCATTACATCTTTAATATCAGTTGGTACTTCACCACCTAATCGTTGAACGCTACGATAAATGTATGTTAACCATTTGGAGAATTGACGGAATACTCTTTGCAATGCACTTGTTGGTGCTTCACCACTTCGCAAGTAGCTTTCCCAACCTCGTGCGAATTTCTCATGTGCTTTGGTGTTATCTACGTTTTCACCATCAACCCAACCGCTCCACTCTTTAAGCGTATTCCAATCATCAAGTAATTGTTTAGGTGCATTGTCCATTGATGCTAGTTTTTGAATATCATCAAAGAATACATGCCCCATCTCATGTAAGAATGTACTTCTATCAGCAGTTTTGAAAATGCTGATAATGCGTTCACCATCTTTCATGATTTCGGTCATGCCGTTTATAGATTGGTTATACTTTTCAATGACTTTGATTGCTTTATCATCGAACACTACATAGCATCGTCCGTCTTGTTCTCCAACATAAGTAATGCCTTTAACGCCATACTCATTAAGATGTTCTGATGCTTTTTTTGCACCACCTAAGGCTTTAGATAATGCCAGATAAAAATCTCTACCATTTATACCACTATCATTTAATAGTGTAGAAAAATCTTCTTTATACTTACCCCAATAAATTTCCCTATACTTTTTGCTAGCCATACCATATTCTGTAAAAGCATTAAACCACATAGTATCTAGTTGATTTTTTACATCTTTTATACTATCTGGGTCTTCTTTCAGTGCCTTTAAATCAATGTTATATTTTTCAGCTAATCTATTTATAGTTCTCTGAGTAATTGTGTTAAGTTCTCCCTCGATATATTTATCAAGGTACTTATCTTTTAGTAAATTGTACTCAGTATCTAGTTGATTAAACTTACTACCTAACTCATCGATTTCTTTTTTAGCATAATGGTTAAACAAAGGACTATTTGTATATTCATTGATAAATACTTCTTTTTCTTGTTCTGGCAATGCATTAATTGCTGCGTTTAAACTTTGCTTTGTTTCTTTACTTAAAATGTTTAATGACTGTTGTTCATCAATCATTGTTTTAGTATCTGGAACATCAACTTTAAATAATGTACCTTTATCAACATCATGAATTAAAGATAATTCACGTCTATATAAATCAGATACTTTCTTATCTTTAGCAAAATACAAACCCCAGCCATGTGCTTGATTACCCTCACCAGTACCAATAGCACCTAAATCAAATGTGTCAAAATCATGTGGTGAACCATGCCATGCGGATTGATAATACTGATAATTATGTTTCTTTCGGAGCTTGTCTAAATCATTTTCGTTTGGTATACTATTAATAATATTAGACCAACTAACACTCATTTGTCCGCTTGATTGGACGTTATTGACTGTTAGTTGGTTTATTTTTTTTGTATTAACATATAACAAATCGCCATTATTTATCGCATTAGAGTACCATGTAGTATTAACTCTAGGGAATATACTTTTAACCCTAGTTTGATAGCTATTTCTTCCGCTTTGAACATCAAAAACCAACGGCACATGAACAAGGTTATTTTGCGTATCTCTTAATTCAACAACGGCAATAATTTCACCTTTTACCGATGCATTAGCAACAGGGTCAAAGTTTTTGAATATTGCAATCGGATTAGATAACGCACCCGGTAATTGTTTCATAACATTCAAGTCAAACTTATGTGCATGCTTAGTGGAAAATACTTTATTAAGCATTTTCGTTGTTATATAAACATCACCAGTTGTAAATTTGTAGTCAGGATCTTTAATTGTGCTAAACACTAAAGGTGCTGACATTATTTTATTTACACCTTGTTTAAGCGTTCCGTTTTGTAAATCGTTTAATATTTTTCCCCATTGAGTTATATCGGCTTGTAATTTTTGATGCATTGCCAATTGTTGTGCATACCCTTTTTGTTTTTCTAAAACAGCATTCATGTTGATACGCACACTATCACGGAAATAATCCATAGCGGTATAACCGCCTTTGCCCATTTGTCGCATATATTGTGCCATTATATCAGCGTGTTGTGCCATCAATAATGCATTTGCTTTTGCAGTTTCACGTTGTTTTCTATTTGTGCTTTCGCTAATAGCCTTAACTACTTCGTTGTATACATCATATCCACTTTTAGATAATTGCATCCGTAACGCTATGTCATTATTCGCCAATTCAAAGACTTTATCTTTCATAGCCTCTAGGCTTTCAATCTGCATCAACATATGTTCCATATCTGCATAATGTGCATCAGATTGTGCTAGCGCATCAGCGTTACCATCAAGGCTTGCCGTTGTGGTTGCTCGGCTATACTCATAGGCTGCTCGTCTACGTTCTGCATTTGTACGTGGTGCTTTACCGCCATTGTTAGCTTTATAATCAGTTAGCCATTGTGGTTCAATACCAGTACTTACCGCATCATTGATAGATTTATCAGAATTGTCAAAATCACTTGCATAGGTTTCTCTGTACTTTTCTTTTAATGTATGCAATAGATTATTAAAGTTACGTTTAATGTTTGTAGGGTCAGATAGTACCTCATTAAGTACTTCACGATCTACATCAGATGCACCATCAAATTCATTACGGATAATATCATCTTTGATACGTTCCGCACGTTTAGAGGTATCATCTTTCAATACCGATTTAGCTACATCTACTTCTTGTTTTGCACGTTCTAGTGTAGCCAAAGACATACCACCACGTGTAAAGTAAGAGGTTTGTTTTAATGCATCTACTGTTTCATCGGATAAGTTCATTGATACTTGTGCATATGAACCAATAGGAATTTCAACAGGTGCATCTGCCTCGATAGCTGCTTTCACTTCCTCTTGTGTAACCAAGCCATTATCAACCATATCACGAATTGCCAGTTGTCCGTTTTCAGATTGTACTAATTCCGCTACATCTACATATTGAGTTGATACACCAATCTTATCCCCCTGTGCTTGTACGATTTTTCCGTATAGCTCAGGGTTTTCTTTTGCGATTTTATTGGTAGTGCTATCCTTACGAACATTATCCATAATGACTGCACCATTGCGGTTTTGCTCTGCGATGATTGCTGCTTGTTGTTGTTCAGGTGTTAGCTTTTGGAAATCACGGAAAGCCTTTGCAGTACGTACACCACCTACTGCACCACCGATAGCACCAAAACCGATTACCGCTGGCAATGCTTGTTTCATTGCATCTAATGAACCTATAGCAATATCACCTACGCTATAATAACCCTCTAGGTCATTATCTTTACGTGTTAGGTTGTGTTGTACCTTTTCGTTTACATCTTGCAAACCCTCTTCAAAGAGTTCAGGTACACCAGCTTTAATAGAGTTTTTAGCCATCTGTGCAACAGTTGTACCAATACCTCTATCAAAGGTTTTAACAGTATCACCTACACCAGCACTAATAGCTTTTGCAATCATACCTTTAGGTGCTACTGCTTTAAAGGCTTTACCCATAGCTGCAGTTGCTGCAAACTCAATACCAGCATCAATAGCAGCGTAAGACATAGCATATTGATTAGCCTCTTGGTCTGTGTATACTCGGTTGCCGTTTGCATCTTTCTTTTGAGTGAGTTCAATGTACTTATTGCCAAATGACATTTTGTACATATTCCGTGCCATGTCAGCACCGCCACCCCATTTAGCACCAGTAGCAGCACCAGCAGTTGCACCTACACCCTCTGTAGCCAAGCCACCAATTAATGCACCAGCAACTGCACCAGCTACCGCACCTACACCGCCTTGTTTCGCCATCATGTAGCCTTGCCCTGCGGTTTCACCGATTACGGCTTGTGCTACATCTAGTCCGTCTGCATGACGATAATTTGCAAGGTTAGTTTGTAATCGTTGAATTTCATTTGTTAATTCTTCGATTTTCTTAGGGTCTGTAGTATTGGATAATTCATAACCAGCATCGCCCAATTTCATCTGATCATTGATAGACCATATATTCTGTTGAATACTATCCCATATACCATGAGTTGATTTAACGGACTGTAAATTCTCCAAACCATAGATAGCCTCGGACTGTGAACCATATTTCACTTTATATAGTTCAGGATATTCATCATATAAAGACTGTACTGTTCGCCCTCTATCTACTTGATTAGCAAGATATGCTGCCCTTGTGAACCCTGTTTCACCACTATTCAAAATAGCATCTGCACCGATATTTAACTTGCTTGCATAGTCTAGTGCTGCATTAGCTTTCACCGCATCACTACTTGCATAAATAAAACGTGCTGATGCAGCTTGCAAGGCTGGGTTATTTACAATAGGGTTTTCCTTTAAAGCCTCGCCAATGGTAGATACAGTCTGTAATGTTCTATCCTTACCGCTACCAGTTGTATCGACTAGATAAGGTGCATCTGCTAAATTGCCTAACGCATTACCTACTTGTTTTACTGCATCTACCGCATTACCTACAACTCCATTAACAGGTGTGCCTAATTCTCCATGATCGCCATCCTTGTTAATAAATGGGTTGATTTTCTGTTGTTCTATTTTCCATGGGTTATTAGACATATTTCCACCTATCCCTCAATATTATACTTAGCATGGAATGTACCCTCATCCATATCTTCAAAATCACCATTAGATTTATAAAGTCTTATATAATGTGTATCACCAAGTACTTTCCAATTAACTATACCATCACCAGCCAACATAGCCATCGATGTATTAGTTTTATAATTATCTCCATTTTGCCAAAAGTGCTCTACTTTTGTTGTTTCAATTATTGTATTACCTGCTATTTCATGTGCAGCCCAATCTAACTCAGTACTTGTTGGTTCTCTTCCTTCAGATGCTCTAAACTTAGATACCCATGCACCCATTTGTTGTTTAAAGCCTATCTTTGCTAACCCTTTTTGTTGCTCGTTCATGTTCTCTAAACTATCGTTAAGAACATAATTCACACCAGCTAACTCTGGTGCATAATCACCAGTTCCGTTATCACGGTCATTAACTGTTCTACGCAATGAGTTGTATTGCTCTAATGATAAGTTAATATGATTATCATCAATAAATTTAAAGATTTCTTCTTGTGATTTGTTATTACCAATCATAGAACGTATTTCATTCATTCCCCATGATTGTGCTGCCGCTTGTTGTTCCTTTTTGTCAGCTCGCATAAATTGGTTTCTTTGTGAACCAAAAGCTAATATCAAATCTTTGTTATCACCAATAGCATTATCTAAGAAATTAGCCATTTCACCACTAGATGCACCATTCTTACCCATTTCTATTAGTTGTAGTTGGATAGCCTCTTTTTGTCTTGCTAGTGCCTCGGCTCTTGCTTTCTTACGTTTTGATACTTCCACCTTATAGGCTTTCATATATTCTTCTCGTTTTTGTAAGAGTTCACCATCGGTATACCCTTTAGCGCTACCACTAAACTTACCTACACCAACGATAGGGTAAATATCGGTACTAACAATAGATACACCACCGCTGCCAGCTTGTGCAACTTTGCCATCACCCATATAAACACCTACATGAGTTACACCTTTATAGGCTTTATCGTCAGAATTAACTGCACTTGGATCATCGCTAGTTGCCCATCTAGCCTCGTTACTTGGAACGTGCCAAAAGACTAAATCGCCTTTTTGTGCTTGTGATATATCATGTACAAGTTTCCCCTCTTGTTCAGCTTGTAAGTACTGCCCATCTGCGGTGCGATAATTAAGAGTAACACCAGCTTTTGCGGACACATCAAGTGTGAATTTACCACAATCGGTGCTTTCGCCACCATCACCACCAAGTAAATATGGCTTACCTAACTGCTCATTAACCGCACTATCAAGTGCAGCTACGTTTAAATTACCACCTTGTCCAGCTTTAGGTAGACTAGCAATAAATGCATCTGCACCCTTTTCGATACTAGCATCATCTTCACCATAGGTGTCTACATCGCCTACAATACGTTTATCGATGGTTTGTTGTGTGTTCACCTTATCAATAGCAACTGCCGCCTTTGATAATATCCCCTCACTTACACCCATCTCACGTAGTACTGCGATTGTTTGAGGTCCTGCGGTAATATCGTTACGTGTTACAGTTTCATCAATAATTGCGCCGCCTAGTCTATCAGCTACTTCTTGATATTTAGCTTTTACAAACTCTTCACCTCTATCACCATACATAGTGTTGATATTATCTTTTAGCGTGCTTAATGAGTTAGCAACAATGTTAGGGTTGTTATAACCTAATACCGCTATCTGTTCAGATGATTTCACATTGTTATTGAATGTTACATCTTTGTACTTTTCACGTTCTGAACGCTCATGCACTTGTACACGCATATTATTTGCGTGATAGTCTTTCTCTACCATTTGAAGAAAACGCTCACGCAATCTATCGTTATTAGGCAACTTATTAAACACATCTTGTCTAATGTTGCTTTCCGCTTCATTAAACAGTTGTGTAGCATTAGCAGCGCCATCTAGTTCTTTATGAAGAATACCGCTTTCTTTGTTTGTCAGTTCATAAGATATTCTATTCTTATAATCTGTTTCAGCGTTCATATAAGCGATATTCAAATCTTCATCAAGTCGCTTTTGCATCTGTGCGTTAATATTATCAATGGCATTAATTACACCTTTTAAGCCTTGTTGATTACCGCCAAACGCTAATTCATTTCCAGTAGCTTGAACACCACCGCTTATGGTATTTAGTTTTTGTTCGCCATTGTAATTAACTAACTTCATTAAATGCCCCACCTATTATTTCTAACTGCACCTCTTGTAACAAACTTAACATTTGATACACCAGCTGCTTTCAATGCACTTTCATTTGGTGTGTAGTAGTTGGTATTAGCTTTAATATTACTACCGCCATACTGCCCTTTAAGACCATAGATACTAGATGCACCACTTAATATCGTACCTAACATTGCCATTCTAGTTTGTTTCTTAGCATTACTTGCCGCTGCACGTGCGGTGCTTGCCTCGTTGCGATAGTTCATGCCGTTAAGATATTCATTATAGATACTGTTGTTCTTGTTGTTTTCCCAATTCTGAATATCCTTGTTGTATTCGTCATAGCTACTAGCCATTAACTGTAATGGTGTACCAGCCATCATCAAGCCACTAGCACCAGTTTCTGCCGTATTCTGCCCTTGTATAAGTCGCATCTTATCGGACATTTTATCTCGTTCTTGCAAGGCTTGGTCTGCAATCTGTTCTTGCTTGCGATCACTAATACGTGCGTTGGCCTCTGCCACCCTAGCTTGCTGATTGTACATGGCAGCTTGCGCCTTACCCTGTTGATGTTGTGTAAATAATGTACCAACCATGCTTGCTGCGGTTAATGCAATAGGGTTACACATTCGCATCCCCCTTTCTCAATGTGAATAAAACCATATCCCCATCGTTAATATCGTAATGAATAACCGCACCTAATGACTTTAGCCATCTAATGGTGCGGTGATTTTCTTTATGTATGTAATTAAACAAACATTCCCTAGTTTTTAACCATTCCCTAATGATATTTCTACTAACTTTTATAAATTGCTTTTGCAATGTCAAACTACGTTCAAAATCTTTACTCCCCAAAAAGTAAATGCAATGCATACCATTAAGTGCAGTTTTTGATACCCCATACACACATAATGGCTTATCATTATCAATAACAATACGACTTTGATAATCTTCCCCAAGAATATCGTTCACAAAGTCATTTTCGCCATAGTTTGATTTTTTTCGATTGATATATTTAACCTCTAAGGCATCTATCGAACGTAAGTTGATGTATAACTCACGAATTAACGAAACGTGCTTAGATGGGCAAATATTACATTCCATGAACATTTGGGAAACCACCGCCAATTTCTACCTCTCTTGTAACCGCTAACAGGTTAAATGGGAAAGGTTTTGAGTGCTTTATGCAAATTTCTGTATTTGTATTAACGCTAGTTGCTATCTTAGGTAACACGATTACAGTATCACCAGTAAATAGCGATTTAGGTTTCATAATTAAATCATCTACATCATCAAATGTTTTGCCAACGCTGCCACCATACGAACGATATAACCGCAACGCAACTCGTGTTATAGTTACCAACCTACATTGCAATGTGCCATCGTTTATTTGTTGCTCTACGCTAGGTATTTTAATTTTAGTAGTATAAGGTAACCCAACAGTAATTACATTTGCTTTACCATCTAATTTAATGACACCAGTCGGTGGTACTACCCTAGATGGCATCTGTTGCCCATCAACTACTATGTCTACCATTTGCCCTACTAGATGAGGTGCGTTGATGTAATCAGTCTTAATTGAATTAGAAACTTTAACATAGCAATCTAGGAACACATCGGAGTTATCTTCTGTGTACAACGGAATACTACGTTCAATACATTTCACATTCTTATTATTAATCACACGATCTACTACAAAATAGATTGTGTCTTGTTCACCCTCTGCCACGCTCTCTACATATCGGTATTTACCATTTGTAACAAAATGCGACCACCCATACACCTTTTGTTCAGGTATGTAGGTTAAGCAATTCAACTGTCCATCATCTCGAACGTAGTAAATAATACTGTCAGGGTCTTGTGCATATGCACTCGTTACTGCCACATGGCCTTTAACCAATGTTTTAACAAATAGCGTTAAGTCTTGCCCTGTGTAGTTGTCGCTTTCGTAAGAGTAACCCATATCACGAACAGTACCGCCACGCTCTTGAACGAACACGCACCGATTACCGATAAACTGTGGTTCACATTTCAATGCACCACGTTGTGTTTGTGTTTTAAGGTAACAGTTAGTAGGTGTAATAGTCTTACTACCATCTACTATCCACTCATTACCACTTGTTAAAACAATCAAGTCGTTAGCTGGTACAAGGTGTCTAATTTCATACATCTTGCGGTTGATTACTGGTAGTGTGATTGCACTATCATCTGTGATTGTACCGCCTACTTTTTCAACCCCAAAGTTAGGATAATCACCAGTACGGCTAAACCAAATATAATTAGGCTTGCTATCAGTAGCAGCAACTACAAAGCGGTCTTGATAGAATGTACATAGTTTCGGATAACCTCTACCCCTATTCCAACTGCCTAACTTCCATTGGTGGCTTGGCTCACCCTCTTTAATACCATTCAGAACATTAACCTTTGCGTTCTTAGCATCGGTTACGCTTTTAATCTCAACGATACCATATTGAGTAAACGGCATAATAGATAAGTCGCAATTAACAGAACCACCTTTAATATCGGAGATATATTTTAACCTTGCTCCAGCCTCTATCTTACCTGTATCAGTTACATTGTAGTCATTCTTAGAGGTGTATGTTCTGTAATCTTTCCAAGTCTGCCCATTGTTGTTAGAGATTTGAATTTTAACTGTACCCTCCCATGTGCCATGAGTGGTGAATTTCCATGATAGTTCTGTATCAGTACTGTAGCTTTCAACATTGTAATTAATGTTGTTGTAGGTCTTTTCTATTCCTTGTGGTTGCATATAGCGTTTGACTTTTTTCTCTACAACGATACCGCTAATCTGTGTATGTACCGCCTCCACATAGTATGCAATCTGAATTACACTACCAACCATATCTTGTGTGAAAAGGTCTTTTGTAGATGTGATCGTATCACCATTAACAGTTAATGTGTGTCCATTATCCGTGTTGATTTCATCATAAGGTTGTTCAGTCAGTTTGTAAGCACTCATCCGCCAGTCAGTATCGCTATATCGTGATAGCGTTTGAATAGGGTACTTGCCACTACAAATGAACATTACATCGCCACTTTGGATGCAGTTTAATTCGCCTACAATGTCCGCC